AATAAAAATAAAAATAAAAATAAAAACAAAAACAAAAAGTTTATTGTGTTGCGCATAAAAAACACAATAAACAAAAAAATTGAAATGAAATAATCTTTTTTTTTTGAAACATAAAACACATGCAATCAAACGCGACTATAACAGAAAAGAAGAAATACCGAAAGCACGTGGCTAATTTCAAGAAACAACAAGAAAAGTATTTATTGACGTCGCGGTTCAACAACGAAACTGTCGAAGAAAATAGGCGTTTCAGATCAAGTCATGAAAAGGTCGGATGTATATATTGCGCTCCAAATAAAATAACAGATAATATTCCATGTAATAAAATCATGTTTGTTTTGGAAATGAATAATGATGAAAATGAGATTATAGGAATCGGTATGTTACGAAATCACAGTTATATACAAAGACACAACGTATATGCTCACAACAATTACAATCGATATATATACATGGGAAAACATCGAATCGACCGTAAAGACATGACACAAGAAGAATTAACAATTATGAAGGTCTTTGACCGACTTTGTTTTAAAGGAAATCATCATGTAAAACGAGGTCAAGGATTGAAACAATTTCCGTCAAATATGTTGTATAATTGTTTGTCAAAGATAAATTTATTGGAATTTGTGAATAACATGTTTAAGAAAAGAATAACACAAAAAGAAAATTAAATACTATTTTAAATATATAACAATGTCGAATATTTATGATGTGAATAATTATACAAATGATGAATTATTAGAATTTATTGGATTGACGGATCCAACGGATCGAGAATTGGAAGCAGCTATAAATCAAAAAATAACACAATATGAGACGAATCGATTTTTAGGTCCGTTTTTCGAAGATGTATATGAACGTTTTTTTCAAGAAGAGCCAGAGCCAGAGCCAGAGCCAATACAAGAACCAGAACCAGAACCAGAACCAGAATCAATAGAAGAGCCAGAACCAGAGCCAACACAAGAACCAGAACCAGAGCCAACCGTCAATAATACAAGCACACAAATAATAACAAAAACGGTGAGTATTGATAGTCAATTTCGCAACAATAAATCATCTTTTTCAACAGATTTCACAACAAATCTATCGAGTCCATTAAAAAACGTGACAAATTTAAAACTATATTCAGTGCAAATACCTTACAGTTGGTACACAATCAACAAGGCATACGGGAGCAATTTTTTTTATTTCCAAGGAAAAACCAACGGAATCAATACGGGATATAATGATTATAAAGTGGAAATATCAGTGGGTAATTACAGTGCAGAAACATTGATAGATGCCGTAAATACTTCTTTGACAAATTTGTCAACATTATATTCAGACACTGATTTTAGTAATACAAACATCTTATATGACGTGGCGCAATGTAAAGCAACCGTCAATATAGATATTACACGACATTTTGGAGAATATATTTATTCTATTGAATTCCAAAAGTGGACATCACCAAATGTAGACGCACCGATGACTTCAATACCACAGTTATTGGGATTCAATAGACAAATATACTATCCGTATCGTATTTATTCGAATTTGGAAATATTACCGCAAACGCAAGAAGCAAATATTAATATTTACACATTGACCGCTCAAAACAATTTTTTCAATATTATATATTACGTTCCATCAGAATTAAATACAGTATATGAAGAATACATTCTTTTTCCAGATATAAAACCAGTAACAGTTATAAAAAATATTCAAATAAACATTGATTTACCATTGAATACAAATTATTCACGCACCACACTTTTTAATGCAATTAATGCGCAGTTGGCACAAAATGACTCTTTATCAGCATTATCGCGTATTCAACGCATCAATGAAACGGACGATACCGTTGTGGGATATAATAAAGCACATTATACAATGGATATATTATTAGATCGTTACAAAAACCAAAATATAGAAAATGGAAAAATTGTCGTTGTATTTCCACAAGACTCAACTGTAACAAATGATATTTGGGTGGGGAGAACATCAGCGTTTGTTTTTGATAATGCTTACAATGAAATGAGTAATATAACATCCGAAACCAATGTAGTAGAAAGTAGTTTTATCATTTCATCGAGTCCATATATAGAGTTATCATGTATCAAATCGAACTATATTGATGCATCGAACAACTATATTTTCAATATTCAAAATTCAGATGAAAATGGATATACGTTGGAAGAATATATGAGAATTATTAACGCAGGAATTTTTTCAACAAATAATGGTTCGGTCGATTCAAGTAACCCAAATGGTATTTTTAATAACACACTTGCATTTATCAACAATGATAGTAAATTTGAATTGGAAATAGATATTAACAAAGCATTTACGAAAAATAATTACAGTTACGATATAACAAATACATTTTGGACAGAATATGCCGGTTCCAACTTCAATGTAAATAATTATGATCTTACCGATTTGTCTTATGAACAATTAGAAGAAATTATAAATTCCACAAATAGTATATCAAGAAATGCAAATTATGATATATCCCAAATGTCGATATTAAAAATAAACGCTCGACCAAATGTGGGATTACCTTCATTGTCATACAACTTATTATTTGATATTTATAGCACCAACAAAACTATTAACGAAGTGATGAACCTTATGCGACAAAAGTTTTCTAATTTTACAGATGAAGATGGAGATGCAATATTATCAACAACAAATATACAAAATTTAAACTATAATATAAATATAAGTTTCGAATTGGTGAAATATTTGACAGAAGCGGATTATAGTGTAACATTTGTAGACCCATCGGGTTCATGGTCAAATAACTTTTCTGTTTCTGAAACCACGTATAGTTTAACAACGACGTCTTCCATAATAGGAACAAGTGTGGTTCAACAAGATACAATAAACATTGACGAGTCGAACAATAAAATCTATTTGAATCCATTGCCGATTGATTATTTCAATGCAAGATATACCACAGGAATCTACAATGGAATTTACGATTCAAATTTGGTGAACCGATTAACGTTATCCATACCACCGAAACTCTATGTGCGTGATGAATTAATAACAACCATTAATAATTTGTTTTCTTCAGCATTAACTCCGAATAACAAAAATATAGCAAATGGTTCGGTTATTGTTATAGAGGAGAGAGCAAAAATTCGTTTAAATATAAATCATAGTTACAAAACAGAAGATTACAACCTCGTATTTTATGACTCGGTGAATTTTTCGGATACCACGTGCACTGGAAAAATCATTGACAGCACGAAAATCGATGGAACATTAGGACATATATTAGGATTCCAGGAACAATTAAGTTATGAATTAACAAATACAACAAATAATATTGCCCGTATTGTAGGTGATAAAACAGTCAGTATAAGTATATACAAATATTTTATGATTGTATTGGAAGATTTTACAAATAGTCAAATGTCGGCAGGTGTTGTCACGGGAACATCATTTGATACACAAATACCACTATCTTTATCAAGCTTACCTGAATATGAGACAGTTACTAATGAAAATGGCGTTTGTGGATTACGTGTAATACCGTTGAAAAAGAATGGTCAACGAATGACGCAAAATGAGTTATATTCAGCACAAGAATTATTAAACAATCAAAAAAACCAAGTGACAGATACAAACAAAGATAATACGGAGTTATATTCGAGTGGTTTGTATTCGAAAAATGTATTTGGAATAATCCCTTTGGAACTAACAAAATTAACAAACAATGAAATATATGTGGATCATGGAACAGCGCTACAAAACCAACAACGCGTTTATTTTGGTCCAGTGAATATAAGTCGTTTGTCAATCAAGCTTATTAATGACAAAGGCGAATTAGTGGATTTAAATGGTTCGAATTGGTCGTTTACATTTTTAGCAGAAGAGAAATATAACAACACATAATATACAATACATGTTGGATAGCATTGGGTTTTATGGTCCCATTATTATTGCCGCACTAAATATTTATTATTCATTTTATAAAAAAACGTATTTATATGCATATGTAATTTTTCTCGTCATTAATCAAATTTTGAATCACACATTAAAATCGATACTTCGAGAACCTAGACCTAATGATGAACACAAATACGATAAATATGGAATGCCATCGGGTCATGCACAATCTATTTTTTATTCAACCACGTTTTTATACTTAACAACCGCGTCTTATTATTTGCTGATAATATCTCTTTTTATTTGTGCATTGACAATATATCAAAGGTATCATTTTAGACACCATACATTGAAACAATTGTTTATAGGTTCTCTAGTGGGTATTGGAATAGGGTCATTTGTTTATCAAATTAGCAAATATTATATTACAACAAAAACAAAATATCATGACAATATAAATGATGACATCGATGATGAACTACATGCAACGGAAATATGAAGAAATCTTGAATGGGTTTCAGAAAAATTTATTAAAAGACTTCGGCACCATGGAAAGATATTTCATTCTCACTTTGATATTTATAGCGATCAATAAATTTGTAACCAAACAATATTTCGAAAGAAATACGATGTTTTTCCTGATTTTACTCTTTGTTGTAGAATCTATTAATACAGCAATAGAATATTTATGTGATTTGATTTCGAAGGAATATAATAATGATATTAAGAATGTGAAAGATATTATGGGTTCAATAACACTAAGTGTATGGATATTTTATTTTATATATTTGGCATTATTTTACATATAAGACGGCAAAAATCTAATCTATAATATATAATGTCTCAAAGTGATTATTTGCGCCATAAAAAGACAGGGATATTATTGAATGAACCATTGCCCCCAATTTTGAGTTCTCAAGACTATAGTAGATATACAGCATATAATTTAGAAACAAAGATGATTAATATTAATCAAACATACAATGAAACAACCAATGATCATACTATGCAAATATACGATCTTAATGTGAAAAACGAAATTTGCGGTGATTTTCCATGTGACGCAACAAATTTACGTCCTAATAGACGTCCTTTATTGGCTTATCAATCGACATGTTTTCCTGTTATGAAAGCGCCTGGTCTTAGCGTGCATAAGGTGATCGATAAAGAACAAGATAATTTGAGTAAATCCCAATGTGAATGTATCAAACATACAAAGAAATACAGTATAATACGAAGAATAAATTGTTGTTAATTATATATATGAGTCAATATTTCGATGAAAAAGACATTTTTTCAGGTCCGGTTGTAGAACAATATGGAAGTCATATGATAATGAAGAATGTGAAAAAGAATGCAAAAGTTATTTATTTGAATATAGATACAAAGTTTAGAGATGATTACGAGAACAATCAAGTAATCGATTATACGATAACATTACCTGAACGAGTGAACAACGTGAAGTCACTATACATAACAGATATGGAAGTTCCATTGTCGTATTATGTAATATCAGACCATTTGGAAAATAACATCATGAAAATATCGCATAACGAAGACTTCATTTTATTAACGATTCCAGATGATGATTATGATGAATCGTCTTTAATAGATGCGCTAAATGCATCATTGGCATCGCAATCTGCACCATATTCAAGCATATCCGCCAGTGTAAATAAAAATAAATTAACTTTTCAAAACTCGTCCCAAAATGAGTTCACCATTGAATTTAATGTAGACAAAAACAATTGTAATAACAAGAATTCATTGAAATCGAAATTGGGTTGGATTATGGGTTTTACAGAAGAATATTATAATTTATCGAGTTCTTTAACAGGCGAGTCCTTTATTGATGTATACGGCCCAAAATATTTATTTTTAGTAATAGACGAATATCCAAGCGGAAATTGTCAAAATGGCTTTATTTCTTTTTTACCACGTTCTCGTATTAATAAAAATATATTGGCACGTTTGTCATTGGAGCGCGCGAAAATAGGATTCAATGGCGTTCATAGTGGCGACGTTACATGTGACATGCGTGAATACAATGAGAAAACTGATTTGCAGCGCATAAGAGTTCAATTAATCGATGAATTCAATCGTTCAATGAACTTAAATGGTCGTGATTTATCTTTTTGTTTACGAATATCACATGAATAAATAATCCATGTTTTATATATACATAAAATATGGATAATCCATCAATTAATATTTGATGGCGTTAAGATGGTTGTAAATATAGCCGATGAGAACACCACCGATAAAAGCATCTAAAAAAGCCATAAAACCACATAAAAATTTCCCAATAAATGTTTTTCTATTGCATCCAATATATACATCTTCTAATAATCCGAAGAAAACCATTCCGTAATTACGTGGTGCAATAAACGATAAAATGAATACACTAATACCGAATATTAAACCGAGAGTCAATCCTAATCGAATTGCATGAATATCGCTCATTATATTATGAGTGAACATTTTATTTTTACAAAACATAAAAATAGAACAATATGAATTATATCAATTTGACTGCCATATATAAAACAATCAAACGTCATTCTAATAAATATCAAGTATCTATTTAATTCGTTACTGATAACTGACCCTTGAAGATTTAAATGGGACATTTTCAATCGTTAAGGGTTTAAATCTTCAAGGGTTTAAAGTTGTTGTTCTTCCATTTTTAAGGCCATGCCTCATTGACCACCAACAATGCGCTTGCGTCGACGTAAAGTAATATTTCGTTTTGTTTTTCCACATTTGAAAGGGGTTTGTTTGCGAAGCACACGGCGAGGAATGCGGCGATAAGAAGTTCTTCTGCTAAAACTAACGCGTTTGGATTGTCTCTTGGAAGGCATTATATATTATTCATATTATTTTTTTTCCATAAAAAAGGCATTTTTATCGTCATAAACGATACGTTCTCGCATGCTTCGAGTTAACACTGGCCAAATCATGGAAACCATAGTGTAAATATAAAAGTTGGGATTGATAATGTATATTTTTTGTAAAGAAGAATCATATTTCGAGAACAACCCAACAAGCGCTATACCGACTTGATAAGTAACCATATGTTTCAATCCAAATCCAGAACAATCTAATACATAAGTCCAATTATCGGTTTCACGAGAACATATCATATTTTCATAATGTATCAAAATACCACTTACATCATCGTATTTTTTAGCATCATTTGGACAAGTATAAAAATACGTAGTGTCCTCAATAATACATAGTTTTTTGAATGAATGGCTACCAGGTTCTCGTATACATATTTCGCATTGCATATAAATTAAAGAGAAAATTGATTTATGAATACAACTTATAGAATTATATACATAAATAGTATGGAGTTATCAATTGAACAAAATTACGCTTTAAACCGGTTTAAACAGGGACAAAACCTATTTATCACTGGCCCAGGAGGGACAGGTAAATCAAAGTTAATAAAAGATTTCGTGATGCATTGTTATAAAATAAAAAAGTCCATACAAGTAACGGCGCTCACGGGTTGTGCGGCAATTTTATTGGGTCATAATGCAAAAACGATTCATTCATGGTCGGGAATCAAACTATGTAGAGGAGAACCTGAAAAAATAGTGGAACAAATATTGAGCAATAAACGGGCATTAAAAAACTGGAAATCCGTCAAAGTTCTCATCATTGATGAAGTATCGATGATGTCGGCAAAAATGTTTGATGTGTTAAATAGAATTGGTAAAATGATTAGACGTAGCGATCAACCTTTCGGTGGTATTCAAATCATTTTAACAGGTGATTTTTATCAGTTACCGCCGATCGAAAATAAAGGTGAACCTGAAAGCGGAAAATTCTGTTTTGAGTCGACAAATTGGAATACAACGTTTCCATATGAGAACCAAGTTGTTTTATCGAAAATTTTCCGCCAAAACGACCAACAATATATTAACATATTAAACGAAATCCGCAAAGGAGAATTGAGTGAAGAAAATGTAGAATTATTGAGAACATACGTAAATAGATCTTACAAAAAAGAAGAACATAACGGAGTGAGTTTGACTAAATTGTATCCAGTAAGAAACAGCGTCGATGTGATCAATAATTCCATGTTTAAAGCATTACCACATGAAACAAAAGAAACTCATTTGTCAATTCATAAAGATAATCTCATGTACGGTGACACAAAAAAAGCGATCGAAAGTCATATATTAGAAATGTGTGCAAAAGCACCGAGCTATGAAATAGATAATGAAATCAACTTTCTTAAAAACAATACACCATGTGTCGAATTATTGCAATTGAAAAAAGGTGCAACGGTTATGTGCACGGCAAATATAGATTTAGAAAAAGGTATTTGTAATGGTTCTCAAGGTATCATAACCGATTTTGTCAATGAAATACCAAAAGTGAGATTTGCAAACAATGTGGAAATGTTATTAGAAAAGCATCATTGGCAAAGTGAAAAATATCCCACCATTTCCATTTGTCAATATCCTTTGATGTTAGCATGGGCGATCACGATACATAAAATACAAGGAACAACGTTGCATATGGCAGAAATGGATATTGGACGAGATGTGTTTGCATATGGACAAACATACGTCGCTTTGTCGCGAATCAAATCATTAGACGGATTATATTTATCATCTTTTGAACCAAAGAAAGTGAAATCTAATCCTAATGTAAAAGCATATTATGAGAACATACCGGAAAAAGATTACAATATAACCAATGTTTTCGCCGATTTTGCATGTGAATTAAAAGAAGATACATATAAAGGTGATGTGAAAG